ATTTAATACATTCTGAAATTATTCACCAATTTGAAAGCAGAGATGCGGCATACGAAGAAGAAATTAAATTACATGCAAAGTATGACGTAGCTAGGTGTCCAGTTTTTATGAATAAAGCTATGGCAACTACAACAGGATTTTCATGTGTTGGTCATTCACAAGAAACACGGATGAAAATTTCTAACAGTGGTTATAAAAGATATAACGAAAACCCTGAGGCAAGAATAAAAACCTCTGAAGCCCAGATTAAAAGATTTTCAAAACCAGAAGAAAGAATAAAACACAGTGATTGTCAGAAAAAAAGGTTTTCTAATCCAGAAGAAATTAAAAAGAAAAGTGAAGAACAAAAAAAGAGATATGAAAACCCTGAGGAAAGAATAAAAATGAGAGAAATAATTCTCAATAAACCTGTAATAGTTTGCCCTCATTGTGGAAAGGAATATAAATTCCCCAAAAATTTACACAAACACCTAAATAACCATTAATAAATATTATTTTAATTTATTATTAAAAGGTAATTTAAATGGATAAGCAAGTATTAGTCGATGGATTTAATAAGATTTTAAATAATACGTCAAGACGTAGATTTGAAAAAGCCGGAGCAAGATATTTTGAAAGGGATTTCTTTGATATATCTGATTTTGATGATGACATTGAATTGTATGATGAATTAGTTGCATTTATTAAATCAATGAATGGGGGTAAGTCAAAATGATGGCACCTTCACCAAGACAATATTATGATTTATTTCAGCAGAATTTAGATGGTCAAGCAATTTTAATCGAATTGTCAGCTGTATTTTACGATAGACAAAGCTTTGATAAAGACCCATATCAAACAGCTTTTAATGAGGGTCAACGAGCTGTTGTGCATTATATCTTACAAAAGATTTCACAAGGACAGCAACAATTTTCACCAGAAATTCCAGATATGGAAGAGGAAGCATAAATTATGGAAGATATTACACAAGCCAGTGAGCAAACCACTGACAACTTGCAAACATCTGTAGAAAGTTCAGGTTCTTTGTTAAGTTCATTTAGTGGTCAAACAGAGCAAACAAGTGAGCAGCAATCAGACACTGATTATTCATTTATACCTGAAAAATTTTTAGAGGACGGAAAACCTAATATAGAAAAATTGAGTAAGTCATATTCTGAATTAGAAAAGAAATTAGGTGGAAAAGTTCCGGTATCCAGTCCTGACGAATTCGATTTTCAATTTCAAAATCCTGAGCAATGGGATACAAAGGGATTAGAAGATTTTAAAAACTTTGCTGTAGAAAAAGGTTTTAGTAAAGAGCAATTTAATGATGCATTGTCTTTATACGAACAGAATGTATCTCAAATGTTAGATGCATTTACACCTACACCTGAAAAAGCAGTGTCTGTGTTGAAGCAAGAATGGGGTAAATCATTTGATAGAAATATGCAATTAGCTGGTAAAGCTATTGACACCTTTGCACCATCTGGATTTGATATTTCAAGTATTGGAAATGACCCTAATGTTATTAAATTATTATCAGCTATTGGTTCTCAATTAACAGAAGATAGTATCCCTAATAGTCATTCAGTAAATGCTGGTTCTAAAATGTCTAAATTAGAAATTGAAGAGATTTTAAAATCTCCTGATTACAGAACTAGCAAAGAAAAACAAAAAATTGTTCAAGAATTTTATGCAACAAATTATAAATAAATAAAATTAAAGGAATAAATTGACAAGGATGTCATCCCCAATTTAATCCTCGTAGTAAAGCCCCAGTCAGGACGATTGGACAAGCACTGATTAAATTATGAAATATCCGAAAAAGGAATTTAAAAAATGGCTACAAATATTACAAATGCATTTATTGAACAATGGAATGATGAAGTAAAACATTCTTATGCTCAACAACAATCAAAATTACGTGGTGCTGTTCGTATCGTTAATGGTGTCACAGGTTCAGTTTATAACTTTCATAAAATGGGAACTGTTGATGCAGTATCCAAAACTCGTGATGGTGATTTAGCATGGGCATCTCCTGCACAATCTAAAGTTCCTGTCACATTAGTTGATAAGTATGCACCAATTCGCGTTGATGATTTAGATTTATTAAAAACTAACATCGACAGCCGTGCAGAATATCAAGTTGAAGCTATTCGTGCTATCAATAAAGAATTAGACCAATCTATTATCACCGCATGGGGTGCATCTAATACAGATATTTCTACTTTATCTGGTGGTTTAACTCAAGCTAAATTATTAGAAGCTTTAGAGAAATTCATTTCTAATGATATTCCTCCTGAAGATAGATTTTTAGTTGTTGGTGGTAAACAAATCATTGATGCTTTAGGTATTGCTTCTCTAACATCTGCTGATTATCAAAATGTAAAAGCAATGGTTGAAGGTAATGTTGGTTCAGCATTAGGCTTTACCTGGATTACTTCTAATCTATTACTTAAAGATAATCTAAATGCTGCTGGTGCTGCTCAAAACAATACTCGTCATTGCTTCGCTGTTGCAAAATCAGCTACTGGTTTAGCGATGGCTAGAGATTTGACTACAAAAATTGAGTGGTCTACTGACTCACAAGCATGGAATATTGCAAGTTCTATTTCTCATGGTGTTGGTGTTATCGACCCTGTTGGAATTATAGAAATCGGTGCAGTAGAAGCTTAATCTTAATTGATTAAAAGAGAATAGGGCCATATGGCCCTATTTTTTTGCCTGGGAACTGGTTCATAAATAATATTTAAAATATTGGAGATATTAACAATGTATTTAAATATTAATTATAAGAACATTAATGAGGAATTAGAACAATTGCCTACTTTTCTACATGAAGTAATAAGTAAAATTATAGAAAAAGTATATAAAAGTAAAAGTATTGTAGATGGAAAGTTAGAGACACACATAACTCAGGAACCATCCGAAAATAGCATACCTGAAAAGGTGTTTATATATCAAAAACATCCAAAATATGATAATGAAAAGCTAATGGAATTCTACATACCCCTAAGATTTTCCGAAGAAGAAAACAATATCGATACCACGTTAGCAGATATTTCAAAATTGAAAAACAAGAAATTAATTTTAAACAAATTTAATGTCTCAATAGAAGATAATATATGTTTGATTAAAGTAGTTGTTTGGTAATTGATTAAAAGAAAATAGGGCCATATGGCCCTATTTTTTTGCCTGTTAACTTTAAATAAATAAGTGTAATAAAACTATTTAAAGGGAATTATTGGTATGGCATCGATAATCGAAATAAGTAATGTTGCACTTTTAGGATTAGGTTCAGACCCTATATCAAGTTTAACAGAACAATCACCAAATGCTGTTGTTGTAAATGCTCATTGGAATACTGTACGTCGCGGATTATTGCGAAAACATACATGGAACTTTGCAATAAAGCGTCAAAATTTAGCTCGTTCAGCAACACCTCCAAATCATGCTTATGATTATCGATATGCATTACCAGCAGATTATATTCGATTAATTCAAGTTTATTCTCAGCAAGATTATAAGATTGAAGGTTTATTTGTATTAACCAATGATGATGCTTGTCAAATAAAATATATTGCTGATATTACAGATACAAATGCATGGACAACAGATTTTACTGAATTAGCTGTTGCTAAACTTCAAATGGAAATCGCGTATGCTGTTACTAGAGATAAAGATTTAACAAAACTTTATTCACAACTATTTTCATCAAAATTAGCTGATGCCCTATGGGCTGATGCATCTGAAGATACTGAAGATGATATTCCAACCGATGCTAATGGCTTGATTGGAGTTCGCTTCTAATGGCCCGCTTAAAGCAGATAATCACAGATTTTACTACAGGTGAAATCAGTCCTCGCATGATTTCGCGAACTGATTTGGAAAGTTATAAACATGGTGCAAAGGAAATGGTTAATGCATACCCATTACCTCATGGTGCTGCAACTGGTAGGCGTGGAACTCAGTATGTTGCTGAATTAAGAAATTCCACCAAAAAATCTCGATTAATTCCTTTCATTTATTCAAGAACATTATCTTATGTGTTAGTGCTGAATGATGGCAAATTAAGATTAGCTAGAAATGGTGCTTATATTCTAAATGGCGGAAGTCCATATGAGATTAATATTCCTTATGGCGAAGATGAATTAACTGGTATTAGATATACCCAAGTTGGTTCAATTATGTATTTGGTTCATGGCAATTATCCACCTAAAATTCTAACACGAATAGATGAAACCAATTGGACATTAACAGATGCAACTTTTACTTATAAAGCTGTTACTGATTATTGGTATGAAAATCACTTCATAAAATTCAAAATTATTTCTGGAACAACTGCATTTAAAAAAGGTGATAGCTTTACTATTACTGTAACTGGTGGTGTAGCAGGTGCTCCAGTCGATGTTGCTCCTACTAATGTTGGTAATGGAACTATAGCCGCTATTTCTTCACAAAATGGTGGTCCTAATGAAGTATGGACAATTCTTTGTGATTATAACGATGCTACTAGACAAGAATGGACAGTTACTGGTTCTGTATCTGGAACTAAGGTATTAACATGGCATACAGGAATTTATCCTAAAACCATTACCTTTCATGAGCAAAGATTATATTTTGGTGGAACTGCTAATAAAGGCCAAACTATATGGGGTTCAACCACTGGTGAATATTCGAATTTCACTCAAGGTGCTAAAGATAATGATGCATTACAATTTACTATTGCATCAAATCAATATGATGAATTAATTCATTTATCTTCTGCTAGATATATGTTGCCACTTACGTATGGCGGTGAATTTAGCATGACTGGTTCTACCACTACAGGTATTACGCCATCAACTATTAGGATTGCTCCACAAACATATCATGGTTCTAATGATTGTATGCCTATTAAGATAGGTAATGAAATTTTATTTGTTCAAAGAGATGGAGCAAAAGTTAGAGCTATTAGTTATTCAGTAGCTGAGGATGTCAATCAAGCACCAGATATTTCTGTATTAGCTGAACATTTAGTGTCTGAAGGTGTGACAGAAGCAACATTCGCTCAATCACCTGATTATATTAGCTGGTGGATCAGAGAAGATGGAACATTACTTTCATGTGTTCATATGCGAGATTTTAACATGACAGGATGGAGTTCCCATACAACTGATGGTTTATATGAGCATGTTGCATCAATTCCAGAGAGTAATCAAGACACTGTTTATTTGGTTGTTAAAAGAACAATTAATGGTGTGACTAAACGTTATATTGAATTCTTTAATTATTATGAAGATATTTTTACTGATGCTGCTATTACATTAACAAGTGTAGAAAAAACAAATACATGGACTGGTTTATCCCATTTAGAAGGTAAAGAAGTTTATCCAGTTGGTGATGGTGAAGTATTGCGTAAAGAGCTTGTGATAGGTGGTTCTATTACAACTTCTAAAGCTGTAAATAAATTAGTTGTAGGTATTCCATACGAACCATACATGATTTTACAACATCCTAATATACAAAATGAACATGGCACTTCACAAGGTGGATTAGTGTCTATTTCTAAAATATTAGTGAAATTACAAAATACTGTAGGTTTGAGCATAAATGGTAGAGATATCCCATTTAGGAAATTTGGAGATACAACAGATACGCCTTTGGTTCCATTTACAGGTGATAAAGAAGTTAATAATTTAGGATGGTCAGCAAATGAATATATGGAACTTAGACAACCTTATCCTTTACCCTGGACCGTATTATCAGTAATGATGTTCGTGAACTCAAATGATTAGAAATGCAACCTTAGACGATATTACTGAATTATTAGCAATGTTATATGTAGATGGAGGAACAGATGTTCCTTCTCATACATGGATGAATTTAGATGCAGGAAAAATATCAACTGCATTAACATGGTTAATTACTAAATCTAATCCAATGGTTTATGTTTTTTTAAATGAAAAAGATAGGATTATTGGATTTATAGCTGGTGAAATAACGGAAGCATGGTTAGGTCACGCATTATTTACAACAGATTATGCGTTATATGTTAGGTCTGATTATAGACATAAAAGAATTGCATTTAAGTTATTAAATCATTTTATTGAGCAAAGCATTGAATTAGGTGCTGAACGAATAATGACAACAATGCCATTAGAGAATTTCAATTGTAATAGTATGGAAAAGTTATTAGAAAGAAAAGGATTTACTATTACCTCTAAAACTTACACAAGGGAGGTGTAGTTATGTGTGCTCCGCTAGTAGTAATGGGTGTAGCGATGGCTGCATCTGCCGCAATGTCAGCAAAAGGTGCTTCAGATCAAGCTGATGCCCAAGCAGAAGCTGGTGCTTATACAGCAAAATCAGCCGGAAGAAATCGAGCTAGAAGTGATTTTGAAGCTCAACAAATTATAGATAAATCTCATGAACAAGCAAGACAGGTTAGAGCACAAGCAATTGCAGTTAGAGGAAAACAAATTGCAACTCAAGCAGCAAGTGGAATTGTTGTAGGTGATGGCTCAGCTCAAGCAATGGTTGATGAAGTCACTCAATTAGCAGAGCAAGATGCAGTTGCTTATTTAATGTCTGGTGCTAATGGATATATCAGTCAATCAGAAAAAGGAAGATTAGAACAAATGGATGGCGAATTCCAAGCCAAACAATATATGAAGCAATCTAACAACACTCGATTTAACGGAATAGTAGGTGCAGGTATTCAATTAGTTGGTGGATTAGCAAGTTTGGGAATGATGTCTGGTTCTGGTGGCGGAGGTGGTTCAGCAGGTGGAGGTTCTACAAGTGGATTTGGTGGTGGTTGGGCTTCTCAATCAAGTATGGGTTTTAACGGCGGCAAAGGATGGTAATCAATGGCAATTAAATTAGAAGTGCAACAACAATCGAATAGAACTCAAACATTTAATGAAGCAGCCAGTTCTGATGGTTCTCGCGGCTTTGGTAATCAGATAGCTGAAATTGCTAATTTACCTATGGAAAATCCATCTAATGCAGTCAATATGATTTTGCAAGGTGGTAAGCAAGCCAGAGAACAAGCTCAGTTAATTAGTGCTGGAATTGATAAAGGTAT